CGTAAGCGATAGCAGCCCAAGCCGCTATTTTAGCTATTGGTGTTGCTAATATTACTATTAGCCCTAAAGCGATACATACACCTCCGTGTAGGGAAGTCAATTCTTTCATTCTTGCTTTTATGTAATTCATATTTTAAACTCCTTTATAATGTGGATTATTTCTTATTATATATGTGATATAATATCCAAACTGCTACTAAGCCCAATAAACCTTGAGCAGAGAAACCAGCGATAATGCTTTGTACATTACCTATCACTGATATATTTGGCCAAAAAGGTATTCCTTGACCATTAAACAAGACTTCTAGTACAATGCCTAGTGCTATTAAACTAACACCAACGTCAGCAAGACCAGCTGCCCATGCTTTTATCTTATTAAGAATCTCCATATTTTTGAGTCTCCTTTTATGTTACTTTATTTTTGCGTTTCTTTTTCTATGTCCGTTCCATGCAACAAAGCCACCTATTCTTAGTGACCAATATGCTAGGTAGTTCATAAAATAGAAACCGTTTACTTCTATGTTAATATCTCTAAAGATTTGATCTGCTTTCTTTTGATCTACTAATAGAAGTGAACCTTTTTTAGTTGACGGCTTACAAGCCGTGTACTTGTACATATAATCATGTACTAATCCACCAATTAATAATACTCCAACTGGTGAGAAAAATGTTCTTAAAAATTTAGGTATACTAGCACCATCAAATTGAAAACCTGCTGGTATTACATATTCACTTCCGTTTATATTGTATTTCCAATCCTCAGTTATTACCCAATTTCTTGTTGATAGTAACCACATAACTATGCCTTTCCAAAAACCTTTACCTTTTGTTTTGATCGGTACAGGCTCTAATTTAGGCATGCCTTTGTAATAAAATTTAATATTAGATTTTCTCTTATCTAATAGATTAATAGTCCAACCAACAAGCACTAATATAATTAATAGTGACCATTGCCAGAATTTAGTTGCTAATGCGATTAATATTTCCATGTTACACCTTCTTTAAATTTTTATAAAATTTCTTTCTTGTTTCTATAATTTTTTCTTCTAGTTCTTTTGATTTTGTTTCCAGGTCAGATGTGTTCATACTATCCTCATCATGTAATCCATCAAACATATCGGCGTTTGGTGTATTATTTGCTAAGTCATCCATAAACTTTTCCATTTCCTTATCTTCTTTTTTGACTAGACCTTTTTTCTCTAAATGTTTATACAGTGCTGTGCCTTCTACAGGTTCAATGTCTGTCGTTTTAGATTTTTTTCTTTTTAGTTTTGTGTTAGGCATGTTTGCTGTCGTGCCTCTTTTATCTCCACGAGCATTCATATTTGGTGGTCTATCACTAGGACCTAAACTTGCGATAGGTTTAAACGAATCTAAACTACCGATAGAAAAACCACCTAAACCAACAAAGTTTCCACCGTCATAAGATTCTTTATTTAAAAACTCTTTAAATTTTTTCATCTTATTTTAAATCTTTCTTTGATTGATTTTCTTTCTTCTATTGGTTGTAGTTCTACTTCTACATCACCATTCATTTTGTCAATGGCTAAATCTGCTTTATCTAAACCATCTAATATCTGTTTTAGTACGACATTATTATTGTCGTTATTTTCTTTGATATTATCTTTAATTTTTTTCTGATCTTCTTTATTTTTCTTCTTATATTTATTGGCCGATCTTCTTGTGATACCAGGCTCACCATCTGGTCCTACACCTATACCAGCAATTGCACCACCACCAGCTGAGTTGGCAGGAGCGTCTTCTTCTACTTCTCTTTCTTCGTCTATTTTATTAATGATCTCGTCAATCATTTCTTTATAGTTCTTCGGCATATATATCCTCTGCTACAAAACCATTACCTTTTTCATATACGTCAACACCAAATGCTGTGATGAATGGTTTAGTTTTCTGTTTGTCATAATCATTTTCAATAATATCTGTGTCTTCTAATAATATCTTTTCGTATAAGTTATTATCTTTTAAGTATTGAATAACTGTGGTTTCAATTAATGATTTATGTTTGATAAGTTCTTTATTTTCTTTTAGTATAAGTGCTAATGCAACTGAAAATGATGATAAGCTACTTTTTAAACCTGCTCTGGCAATTATTCTTTTTAAATTGAATACAAATCTATGTAATATCGTATAAGAATTTTTTTCAGCTTCAGTATTAAGTGTTCTTGCTTTTCTTAATACCTTACCATTCTTGTCAATAATACCAAATTTAAACGCCTCTTGTTTTTCAAACGGCGTTGCCATTAGTTTGACAATCCTGTACGTTATTAATAAATCTACACCTCTGTTTGCCATTATAGTTCCTTTAACATGTTTTCCACTATCTGATCTTTACTCACACCTTGTAATTCATGTGGGTATAGATATTTTAAATAATCTAAAACAGATTTTAAAGCTGGCCAATATTTAGTATCTAGTTTATATAACAATAAAGTAACACAAGCCTCTACACCAAAAACATTTTGTAAAACAATAATATGATTCACCACTAGTCTTACATTCAATTCTTTATCTTTAACAATTAAATATTTACGAAATAACCTTTTAAGATACTTAAATCTTTTAAGGTCTTCATAAAACTCCTTCTCTTTTTCCAGAGTAGGATTGTCGTAATTATTCAAAGCAAACAATAACCAGTTATCTTTGGTAATCTGTTTAAACATCATAAGCTAAAATTCAATTATATTAGCTTAGCGTATACCTTAGATGAATTGTTATTTAGTTTTTCATATTTAAACTCAATTTTCAGACCACCATCTTTTTTATGAGATACGCCGTCATCATTAATAACATCTTCAGGTTTGCTGTCAGTATCTTTACCGTATCTGCCACCAAATTGTTTCACTTCTTTTGTAATAGTACCACTGTCGCCTTCTAGTTGACAATCACCAAAAGATAAACCTAATCTTCCTAGTTTTTCTCTTAGTTCAGCAACTGCTTGGTCTGGTTGTATATACTCTTTGTCTGCGATAGAACCAACAAAAGCATTTACTTGTTTTAATACTGCTTCGTCTTGGATGTTATGAGCACCCATTTTACTATCTTCAACTGAATTAGAAGTTTCAACTCCTACACCAGCTGCGTCACCAGCATAGCCACCGTGGCCTTCTTTTATATGTTGTTTAAAAGTTTTCATTTCTTTTTATTCCTTTTTATTTGTACTTGTCCGATTTTCGCTTTTTGCCATCACTACGAGGAATCAGACCTTTAGCTTTTAAATGTGCTTTATCAGTGAAGCCTGCCTTACCTGCTTTGTAACGCTTCATTGCGTCAGCAGTATTAGGCGGAGCTTCACCTATTAAGTCTTCTTCAAAGTCTTTCAAATTTTCGTCTTCGTTAAATTTTTTAAAACTTTTTACCATTAACTTGTTGCGACAGCTAATGCCTCTTGTTTATCTTTAGGCATTTGTTTGTCATCTTTTTCTTTAATAGTTGCAAGAAACTTATCACACTGTTGTATTGCACCATACACAGCATTTAAATTGTTTCTTAATGTTTTGAGGTCATTTTCAGACTTTTTAATATTATTATTAATAGTTTCAAAATCTGATCTTAATGATTCTCTTTCTTTTTCAATTTCAATTTTTTCTATAGACATTTTATATCCTCAATTAATTATTATGCAATTACAGGATCACCGTGTGAACCAATAATATTCCAATTACTATTTTTAAACAATAGTGTTACTGTTTCGCCCTCTGCATTTAAAGTGATTGTAGAACCACCTCTAAAATTAGTTGGTGTAATTACTACGTTATTAGTACCACCTGTTGAGGTATTAATTATTGTTTTAACTTGACCATCAGCTCCGTCTGCTAATGCACCGGCATGAGTAGCCGCTGTTGCATTAATTTCAGTAATCGCTGAAGTAACATCAATAGCTGTATTTGTAGAACCATCTGCTACAATTGCTTGTGATGTTTGTTTAAGTCCTAACCAAGATGGTATGTTATTAAATACATTCTCAGCTGTAATCTTTTTGTTAATTGGTGTGTTTGATGGATCATCTACAACATGGAATAAATCCACTGCTGCTAAAGAATCACCTAAATCGGACAATGCCGTTATTTTTTTGTCTGCCATTTGTTTTCTCCTGTTAACCCCTTATGGGGAATGCTACTGTAGGTAATTTCCTACATCAATTTACTCATATAGTATATAGGCGTCCCTAAGGACGCCCATATTTTAATTTATTAGTTTGATGTTAAACAAACGATAGTTTCCATTTGGATTCTACCTGTTCTACCACCTGACCCAATTGTTCTTAGGTTCCAGCCTGTATGAGCTGTTCCTGCGATTGAGTTAGATGTTGAACCGTCTTCGGATGTGTGTGTGCCAGCTGTGATTTCTGCGTCACTGACATTGTATAAACCGATAGTAATTCCAGTTATGAAATTATCTGCTGTTTCATCTTTAAACAAGTTTGTTCTATTTGAAGAAGATGGTGCTAAACCTGCGCTTGCACAAGCCCATAAAGGTGCTCCAGCTGCTTCGTCTGTTGCTGTCCAACTTGACATATTATTCTCTCCCTTTGTTAATTGTTAAGGTACTCAATTTGTTGATATATACTGTATATTTATAAGAAAAAGGACTAGAAGCCTAGTTTTTTCAACTCTGCGATTGCTTGGTTGGCGTTAACGTAAGTTATACCATGACCACCTTTTTGTTTGAATTGTGTGGTATTCTTTAAATAGTCGTCAATCAATACACATGGTTTACCCATATTAGTAGCGTAATTTTGTTTTTCAGCTCTTCTTACTAGATTAATTTTGTTAGATGATAGTCCTAAGTTTGTTCTAGCCCAATATGATTTACCTGGTATACAGTTAGGATCAAATGTTTCTTCAACATAAGCTGATAAGATATGTGTATCATATTTCTTAATAAAATTCCAAAGTGTTCTACCACTTGATGTCCAAGGTAATGTGTGCCAGAATTTAGGTGTGTTTTTTATTGGGTCCCACTTCTCAGATTTTGATCCGTATGACCATTGATTGATATTCTTGCCAATAACTTTCTCAATACCTTTTGGAAAGTCACAAAGCACGCCGTCCATATCACAATATATTTTAGGTAAATATTTCATAGTGTTTTCTTGCCATTATACTATCATAAACAGTTGAAAAAGGCAAGTGCCTTTCTGTCACAGCTGTGAGAACAAAGCAAGAACAGTTTGATTATTTTTTATCTTTTTCAGTTACAGTAGGGTCAACTTCAATAGGCGTAACAGGTTTCTTAGTCATAGTCATTTTCATGTTCTTAGCCGTTTGAGCTTCTTTTTTCATGTGTTTATATGACTTGTAAGTTTTACCCTCGTAGCCTTCTTTTTTAGTATTGTCGGCTGCCTGTTTTTTCATCAAATCTTGTAACTTTAATTTATCTGTTTTTAATTGAGATTGCATAATATCTGCTTTTGCTTTACCAGCAGGTTCAGTTCTATCAACTTTTGAAACCTTAGCAGTTGTATCAGATATTTTGTTTCTCAAATTTGTTAAAGTTTCTGGATCAACAGCTTCATTATCTGCTTTATGTTTACTATCCATTTTGTCAAAAAACTTTTTCTTTTCGTCATCTGACATTTGAGATATTGATTTACCAGTTTTCTCTAACTCTTTTTTAAACTTAGCTTGATAGTCACCCATTTCAGCCTTCATATACTTTGCTTTCTCTTTTATCTCTGCTTGTTCTTTTGCTGAGTCTTCCCACATAGTATTTTCAGTTACTACTTTAGTTACAGCTGCTTCTAATGAAGTATCTCTTGTGTCTAAGTATCTGTTTTTAGGTTCTTCTAATTTAATTTCTTTTTTTTCAAAAGTGATGTTTTGTTCCACAGTTTTTACAGCTGCGTCTTCAATTGATCCATCTCTTGTATTTAAATATTTTGTCATTACTTTTTACTCCCTCTAACTTGTTTTGCTAGGTCACTATCAGCACCACCCCAAGTACCACTTGATTTAGTTACAAATGAATTTACACGAGCAAGAGCCCATTGTACTTGTGTTGCACCAGGTCTGTGACCACCTTTCCAAGCTGCCATTCCTCTATCATATACTTTTTTAAGTACACCATAAGGCATGCCTGTTTTTTCTGCTTTATTTTTTACGGCAGTTATTGTTTCTACTAATCTCTTAGCATTTTCAAACTTACCAGTTTTTTTGTATAGTTTGTTTCTTGCCAATGTTGATATAAATGGTATATTAGCTTTTACTAATTGTTTGTATTCACCAACTCCGTAAGACGGACCATCTAAATGTTTTGAAATTTTAGTTGCCATTTCAGGTGAAATAGTTTTACCTCTTAAATCACCATATTGTTTCTGTAAGTCTTTGATTTGTTTTGAAGTAAACATTTCTAATAAACTTAAATGTTTATCTGTAATTTCAGCATACTCAACTATTTTAAAGTCGTCTGCTTTCATTTGTTTAATTCTATCAAAACCTTTTTCTCTTACTTTAACACTATAGTAAGCACCGATTTGAGGCGAACCTACTGCAACTATTTGACCTAATTTGCCATCTTTTGTCATTATATGGCTGTTTACTTTATAGTGTGATTCACCTAATACATCTTTGACAGTTTTTAAAGGTAGTTTTAATCTTTTAGCAATTTCTTCAGCGCTTTCGCCCTCTTTATTTGCTGTAAAAATATCTTTCATTCTACCTTCTTCTAAATCTTCATCTTTTTTATCTTTTGGTTTCATGCCTTGCTTTTCTAATCTTTTTATATCAGCAAGTGACATAGAACCAGTTTCTTTCATTCTTTGTTTAATATCTTCAAAGACTTTTCTAGCTCTTAATTTGAAATCTATATCTTCGTTAGTTCTTTTTAAAACTTTTTGTACATCTGGATGGTCTGATAAACCTTTTGCAATCTTTTCAATTGCCTTAACAGCACCTGAATAGTTACCGCCTTTATATCTTTTATCGTTTGCAACACCATATGCCATTTTAATTTGTTGACTTGTAAAATGTTTATTTTCGTTTTGAAGAGCTTTTGATAATTCTTTTGCTTGACCAGCATGAGCTTGACTAGCACCTTTTAATTTTTTGATAATTTGTTTAACTTTAGGTTCATCTTCTTTACCTAGTTCTTCTTTTTTGTGTTCACTATCTTTCATTATCTTACCATCTGGCATTTTGTGATAACCTTTAGGTACATCTTTTTCTTCTTTTGCTATAATCTTCTTAGCAATTTCATGTCCCTTTTTGATTGTTTTCTTTTCTAAAGGTGGTTCATCATTCATAGATTTTTTCGCTTGTGCCATACCAATAGCATAAGCGTCATCTTTTTTCATCTCAGCTTTAATTTCTTCTATTTGTTCTTCTTCTCTAGCTGGTATTTTCTTTAAAGCAATCTCAGAAATAATGGCAATATCCATCTCACTAATTTTTTCTAAAGTTTCTACTTTTAATTTTTCCAACATAGAAGATATAGCTTTAATTTTATCTTCGTCTAATGTTTTACCTCTTAAATCTTCGTATTGAGTTTTTAGGTCTAATAAGTTTTGTTCTGAAAGTTGCATTATTTTTTCTCCATATCTTTTCTGACTAAATCGGATAATACATTTATACCGGCCATTTGAATTGATACCTTACTAGGAACATCCATTTTATCTAACATATCTTTTATGCCTTTAGTAACATCAGCAGGTGTTTTCTTTGCCCATGTCTTTTTGATGTTAGCTATTTGATTCGGTGTAATTTTACCTAATAAACCATAATCATTCATTTCTAATAATTCTAGTTCAGCTTCTGTTGTAAATTCTTCTTTTTTAACTTCAGCGCCTTTACCATACATATCTACATATTTTTGTGCTTCAGCAGGTGTATTATATTTGCCTAGTTCCATTTTAGTACCATCTTTTTTAGTGATAACTACTGTGTATGTTTCTTTGAAGTTTAAATTATGTTTAGTAATAGTGATGTCCTTTAGACCATCTCTTTTTAATTGAGCAGCTTTATCATCTGCGTCTTTTTTAGTTTTATAAGCAACTGCAAATCTTTTTTTATTAGCTGGATCTAAAAATCTAACAGCAAAGCCATCCATAAATTTTTCTTCAATAGTTTCTGCGTCTGTATGAGTTTCTTCCATTGCGTCATCTGGATTATATTCCATGTAATCTGCAACTGAATTGATGTAATCTTTTGCTTTAGTAATTTTAGATTGTACCCATGCTTCTAAAGGATTACCTTCATCTGATTTACCTTGTAACATAGAGGATAATTTTAAAGCCTTGTCTGAGATTGCTTCTAACTCACCTCTTGCCATAGATATTTCATGGTCTTTATCTTCTTCTTTTACTACAGACTGCTTTGTTTTGTTGTAAGCTTCTGCAAATATTTCTCTATATGACATTTTATTCCTCTACTATTTCTACTTTTAATTTGTTTTTACCTTTATGTATTCTATGAAAAGTTCCCTTTGCTATAAAATACTTTGCTCCATTTATTAATTCAATTGGTAATTGGTTGTCATATTGTAACTTCCAACCTTTACCATTCAGCACTTTGATAGTTCTACTTTTTCTATCTCTGTGCCAAACTAACTCATCATTAATAACCTTTTCATCAAAGGTTCTTACAAACTTGTTTTCAGAAATTTTACTTTCTGAATATGGTTTACCAGAAGAAATTTCCACCACCTGATAATCCTAAACTCTTTGCATACCTCGGCAAATTACATGCCCAATATGCCGCTTTTGTTTTATCTTTTTGCTGGTCACATCTGTGCCTAGCTGCAAAAGATTTTCTAGCCTTTTTGTTACTTAATTTAACTGCAAGACCAGTTGTATCGCCCCAGGTAACTTTCTTAATCTTGTCACCATCACGGACAAATACATAAAACTTTTTAGGTCCACCTCTTTTTGGCTTATTCAAAGGAGGATCTTTCTTATCTTCTTCTTGTATAGGACAATCTAGTGGTACTCTTTGACCATCAAATTCTCCAAACTCACCTATGTCAGTTTCAAGTAACTTCTTATCCCACTCTGTTAAATCTACAAGAGCGCCTTCATTATATAACTCTCTTGCTTCTCTAAACAGTTTGTAAAATTCTTCACTATGTACTCTATACACATTTTCTGCAAACGGTATATTGTTCTCTATGTGATAGTGAACACTTTTACTTAATTTATCTTTAAAATCACTAAATTTTAACATAATCTTTAAACGATAATAACATCTCTTTTTTAGATTTTTCAATCTCATTTAGATAGTTTTCACCGTATCTTTCCCTATATTTATGTATTGTTTCACCTGCAACAGCCCATTCTTCTATATCTTTTTTAGATATTTTTTTCTCATCATCTGCTTGACTTCCAACAGGCTTTGGTTTAGCGTCTGGTGTTTGTCCAGGCGTCATTTCTTTTGTATGATTAGCCCAATCAGCGCCAATTTCATACGCTTCAGGTACACAATTTGGTACCTTTTTGCCATTCTTATCTTTTAATCCCACTTGTTTATAACCTTTCCAACAAGCATCCGTCAAATCAACTACCAATTCACCAAACATCTTCTTAAACTTACTAGTATGTTTACTAGGTTTTGTTTTCGCTTCATCATCACCAGGGGCCTTCTTGTAAGGACCTTTGGTTGTATCTGTATTCTTAAAGTGTTTAGCTCTTTTTTCTTTATCTGATTTAGACAAATCTTTGTAATATTTTTTAGGCTGTGTGCCTTTTATTTTTTTGACATCTCTGTCTTGTGGTAGACTATCTGTGTGGCCATCATTCTTCTCTGATACGGCCTCAAATCCATAATCTACATTTAAATTAAATTCTCGCATAGCTACTTCTTTATCTGAAGTTTTAGGAATACAATCCCAAATCCATGCTTTGTGTAAGTTGCCGTTTGTATCTTCTACGACAATATAGTTTGTACTTTTTCGTACTACCTTTCCTTCAATATTTTCTTTAACATAATCTACTTTATCTCCTATATTAAAGATTATTTCTCTAATATATAAATCTCTTATTTGTTGTTGTTCAAATGCTTCTAAGTTTGCCATAGGTTTTGCTTTACCCATATAAACATAACTAGCTGCCAACTTCATACCTTTTCTAACTTGTTTCATTATGTCTTGAGCATTTACACCACTTGGTAAACCTCTTTTGAAACTTGTAATGTCATTTGATTTAGCAGCTGCTCTCATTTTACTAGCACTCATACCTGAAGCGCCTTCAGCATCCGGATCTCTTTCTCCTGCTGATATAACTTCTATCTTATCAAAGTTATAGAATCCATGCCTGTTCGTTTTATTATTGTATTTCTTTAATATAGTTTCAAACTCTCTAACTCTATCTGAACCTGCAACCATTTTTATTTCTTTAAAACCTTTTTTGTATAAGTCTGTTGCCAAATCTAATACCATATTGGTTTTATTAATTTCTATTTTAGAAGCATTTGCCGGAAACATCTTTTTCATTATCTTTAATTTTTCTTGTGGTGATAATGGATTTTTTTGTGGGTCTTCACTTCTACTTAAAAATATTCTGTAATCATTTGCTGGTACACTTCTAACTTTCTTAATTAGTTTTTCGTGTCCTATTGTTGGTGGATTAAATCTACCAAAAGCAAATGCAACTGATTTAGCTTCTTGTATAACTTCTTCTTTAACTTCTACTTCCTCTGACTTCTTATTTTTATTAATAAATTTTTGGTAAGTTAAGTGTGCTTGTTTTAAATCTTTTTTCTTTTCAGGATCTTTTGCTCTTTCACTTGCAACTTTAGCTCTTTGTGACATTGCTATTGCAGCCTGTATTTTATGAGCATGAGTTTTACCTGAGTTCTCTATTTTAGATACTGATTGTGTTGCCTTTTCTTTGTCAACAAAACCTAAACCATGTATTGTACCCTTAGGGTTTTCATCTGTGTATAGATCACTATGTTTGTCTGAACCTGCTTTTTGACCTGGTTTTCTAGGTATTCTTTTATTATCTTCGTGCATTTCTAAATCGTCTATCTCTTTATCTGTTACAATACCATCTTCTAATATCTTTTTACACTTCTTATAGAATTTTAGATAGTGATACTTCTCTAACATTTTGTAGATAACATTTTTAGGTAATCTATTCTTAACACCAAATTGTCTAATCTCGTCTGGTGACATATCTTTATCAAATGCAGCTCTTCTATCTGCGTCAACACCATCACCTATTTTAATAATTTGTTCTAAACTATCTTCTATTTCTTCTAGTTTATCTTTTACTAATTCTTGTAGATTTAATACATCATTAGGTGTTAAATCTTGCAATTCATTATAATCAATAATATCTCTTGCTAGTTCGCCTTTTACAACATCTATTTCTTGTACCTTTTTATTGAAATCTGAAACATACATCTTAGGATCAAATTCAAAATCATCTGGTCTTTTTACAAATTTATTTTTTTCAATGTCAAACACTGCGTCTGCTTTTTCATTTTGATCGTCATAAGTTTTTTGGTCTGTAATAAAGTAATAGTTAATAGGGTGTTTAGAACCTGGTATTAATTTACCTTGAATATTTTTTGGATTACTAGCTGATAGGTATTTTTGTGATAAGTTAACTCTTTCAACTTCTTGTTTATCTTTTGGCACATCAAATAAAACATTGATGTCTAAGTCTGCGTCTTCTCTATATCTTTTTGTAAGAATAGAACCAATTAAAGATGTTTTTAAAATAGGGTATTCTTTAAACGCTTCAAGTTGATCGTTTATTTGTTTTAATACACTATCTTTAATTTTAGGATTATTAGTATCGGCTTCATCAAATACTTTAGGTGCATAAGTTCTTCTTGGTATATCAATGATACTTTCTGTTATGTAATCTTTAAATTTCATTATTCTCCACCACCATTACCAGCACCGTTACCACCATTTCCATTACCATTGCCATTTCCGTTACCATTGCCGTTACCGTTTTCTCCATTTGATGTATCAGTTGTTTGTGTGCCAGGTCCTCTCATACCATACGAATAAACTCTTGGTCCTTTTGGTACACAAACTTTTAACTTATCGTCAAATTTGTAGCCCTCTGGACACTTCTTCTCTGCATATAACTCCATATATTTTTTAAATGACGTTATCATATTCTTCGTTTAGCCTCTAGTTCTTTTTTAATCCATTGTACTGCAATGTGATTGTCTGGTTTTTTATTTAACTGGCTTCTAATAAATCTACCACAAGTATTTAGGGTTTGTGTCACTAATTCCTGTTCACTTCTATTATTATCTACAATTAACATTTTATTAGGACTGAATATTCTTTGAAAAGAACCAATGTTTTGTTGAACGCCTTGCCAACTTTTTTTTGTAATATATTCAGGTACAGTTCTTTCTCTTTTTCTATTTCTTTCTAATGCAACCTCTAAACTCGTATTAACAAATACCATATAACTATCGTAACCTAAGTTCTTAAGCATACTGTGTTGTCTTTGTACCACTTGTAAATCTCTACCTGTGGCGTCTATAATTAAACCTAATCTGCCATTAACGTAGGTATCTAATTGTGTACTTGTAGTTGTTTTAGCTCTTTGTCTTATAATATTTCTAAAGTATTCTTCTTCATCTGGCATTTTGATTGAAAGGTTTGCTTTCTTTAATCCTAATTCAAATGCGTTATCTGAGTTTACTACTTTTAAACCTGTACCAGCAAATGCACTATTCGTAACAAATGTTTTACCTGAGCCTGGACCACCTGCTAAAAAGAAAGCTTTGAATATACCAGGATCGTAAACACCCTCAGTAATAAAATTTCTCATTTCTGAGAATGATTTTACTTTTAATTTACTTATAATTTTTTTAGCAATATCTTCAGGTTCACCACCCTCAGCTTTTACTTCTATGAAACCTGGTTTTCTTCTATAATACTGAACAACAGGACCTGTTTCTTTTTTATATAAAGCAATTCTGTTCTTAATTATATCTGCTTTATCATCTGGTCTGCCTCTAGCAGTTAGTCTTCTAATAACTTCTTCCGAGCTAACATTTAAAAAGACAACTTTATCTATCTTTATACCCTCAGCTTCTAAATCTTTTACTTGTTGCATATATCTTGGATAACCATCAAATACAAAACCGTCTTTTGCTTTTTTTACTGCGTCAAATACAAGTTTTTTTACAATGTCATTAGGTGCAAAACCACCTTGGCCTAGAGCAGATAATTTTTTAGCCATCTCTCCGCCTTGTGCTTTTGCTTTTCTTAATAAATCACCAGGATAGATATGATCTACGCCAAATTCTTTTGTTATAAATTTAGCGTAAGTAGATTTACCTGAACCTGGACCACCTATCAAAATAATATTCATTATCCTTTTACCCAATCTTTTGCAATATTAAAGTTTGCTCT